GGGCTGACATCCTGCGCGCCGTCGAGGCGACAACGCCGCTCATCAACCCGCGACTGGCTGACATCGACTGGGACGACGTTGCCGCCGCCCTCGCCGACGCCCTCGCCGCCACCCCCGCCCCGCTGGACGGAGAGGAGAAGCCATGAGAGACCCGATCATCCTCGCGGACCCCAAGGAACGCGCCGCAGAGCGTGACGCGGACGAGAACTGGGGCGATTTCTTCATCGCGGAGGTCGAGGGGGACGACGGCGAGTCCGCGACCGTCACCGTGTCCCGCGACTCCGTCGCCGGCAAGAACACCTTCGGCGGCTGGACGACCAGCATGCCCTGGCCGATCAGCCCCAGGCCCAAGAAGGGGATGCTGATCCGGGTTTGGAGCAACGGCAACCAGAACCACGGCGTGACCCTCATCGAGGGCGACCGCCTCGTGCCGGTCTACTACAAGACCAAGCGCGAGATGGACGTGGAGCACGCGGCCTGGATCGCGGACCACCAGAAGAAGCAGCGCCAGGACTTCGTGGATAACGTGGTCCGGCTCGACGCTGAGTACGACGCGCTGCCGCCGGCCCTCAAGCGCCGGATCGACCGCTTCCGGGAGGACCCCGACTTCCGCTGGAAGGAGGAGGCCTACGAGATGGCAGCCTGTGCCGAAGCCGGCAGGCTCTACAAGGCCGCGATGGACCCCGCGACGGGCATCCTGCTCAAGGCCAACAAGATCAAGCTCCCCAAGGACCTCTCGCTGCGCTCCTACGACCAGCCCAAGGGTGAGGGCGTCACCGACTGGGAGGACACCCCCGAGAACCGCCTGATCGCCATCGACGAGATCAACGGCGCCCCGAACAACTACAACTACAAGCTCCTCGAGGAGATGTTCCCCTGGATCGACTCGGGGCACTCCGACAACACCTGGGGCCACGCGGTGGCCTTCGCCCGGATCCTGGTCCGCGACGGCGAGGACGCCAAGCTGTGACCCGGGACCAGATCGTCGAGCACATCAACGAGCAGATCGGCGAGGAGGAGGCGGAGGAGATCGTCCTGTTCGACGGGATGGAGCCGGCCTTCCTGGGGATCGCGGAGCGGTTCGAGAAGGGCGGGCACCGCTACTTCGCGGTCTACAGCTACCGCAAGATGGTCAACGCCCTCCGTGGGCCCTTCGGACGCGACATGACCCGCGAGGACGCCTGCGAGTACCTGGAGTTCAACACCGTGGGCCTGTACGCCGGCCCCAACACGCCCGCGATCATGCGGGATCTGGAGTAGCCCATGACCGAGTTCGTATCGCCCCTGCGGGCTCCTGAGCCGCGACATCCCCAGCAAGCTGTCCTGTTCACGAGCCCGGTGGACACCACCTACGCCATCGACGGCCAGAAGATGTCCGTGACCATCACCATCCGCCTGGGACGGACGCCGCGCCAGAAGTGCTCCAACTGCGGCAACCGGAGGATCCTGTTCTTCGTCGGGCTCAACCAGGTCATCCAGAGCCCGCCCATGTGCGCCAAGTGCGCCGGGATCCGGTGAAGAAGAACCAGCTCTCGGACCTGCAGGACCTGTTCCGTGTCGGCGCCAAGCCACCGCCGGGCAAGGTGTTCGAGAGCAAGGCCAAGACGACGATCTCGATCGCCATGCCTGACGGATCGGGTCTCCACATCGAGACCGAAGAGGTGACCATCAGCTTCGACCGGAACTTCCAGGAGGTGACCACCCGGTCGGATGCCAAGCGCGTGTACATGGTCGATCGGGGCACGTTCACGATCGTGGGCAAGCTGTGAACGTCGCGATGCTCCCCGAGCAGATCCGCGTCTCCCTGGAGGCGGGTGCGGGATCCACGACTGGGCACGGCATGCTGATCGGGTTCGAGACCGGGAACGGGATCCAGGGGATCGTGATCGTCGAGGATGGGAGCATCGTCCGGGTCCCGGTCTCCATGTTCACCATCGACTGGCGATATGACGCCGCAACCGACCGCTGGATGGATTTGGAGGCTCTCCGGTCGGCAGAACCCGACCAAACCTAGCGGAGGGCCTTCTCCACGCTGTAGGCTTCGTGGTACAACTGCAGATGGGTTTGTAAGGTGGCCGCTCCGCGCCTCTCCTGGTTGACCTCCGGGTAGCGTCGAGCGCCATCAATCCCGAACGGACGGGTCGTGTGAAGCCCCCCTTCACCGACCCGTCTTTCCTTTTCCTGGGAGATGGCCCGGCGTGAACCGCTACACCAAGATCGTGGACTACTTCGATGCAACCCACCGTGATCCAGACGAGAGCAGCCATGTCCATGGCCACCGCTTCACGATCGAGGTGGTGGAGCAGTCGGAGGTCCCGACCCCGATCGTCGACGACCTCAAGGCCATCTGCCTGGAACTGCACCTCCGCGACCTCTCACAGATGCTCGTGGGTGGGAGCGAGTCGCTCACCGGCATTGCTTCATGGTTCATGGAGCGCCTCCTCACGAAACACCCGAGGGTGGTCAACGTGGAGGTCTGGTACGACCAGAGCCACCGAGCCGGCATCTCGAGGACGGTGAGATGAACGCCCGGAACGACTACGACGCCCTGGAGCGCGAGTATCGGACCGGGGACATGAGCCTGCGCGAGCTGTGCCGGCTCCACGAGATCCCGAACCACTCCCCGGTCATGGAGTACTCGAAGAAGCACCAATGGGCCAGGAAGCGCGAGGAGTACCGCGCCTCGGTGCTCAACCGCTCGGTGGTCCACATGGCCGACGACGAGGGTCGCCGGATCGCCCAGGAGGCGCGTGTCCGCGACAACGCCATCGAGGCGATCGACGAGGCCATCACCAAGATGCGGGCCGACATGCAGCGGACCCGGAAGAGCCTCATCAACGGCGAGTGGGTGGAGGAGCCGGTGATGCTGATCCGCCCGCAGGACCTCGGCATGCTCATCGACCGCCTGAACGTGCTCTTCGGACGCCCAGCCAACATCACCGAGGAGCGCACCCTTGGTATCAACCTCTCAGCCGGATCCGTCGAGCCCGACATCCTCCGAGGCATTGTTGAAGCTACTCGGGGCCTCGCCGACACCGGCAACTCTGCTCGATCTCCGTTCCCGCGCATTGGTGGCCCTGGCACAAACTGACGGGCCCGAGGCGGTCTTCGCCTACGGCGAGCTGGTGTTCGGGTACGTCCCGGCGTCGCACCAGCGCGAGATGGTCACTCAGACCCTCGATGCGATCTATCGCCGCGAGCACGCCGTCTACCTGCTCCCCCGGGGTGGCGCCAAGACCACCTGGGACAACACGATCCTCTGCTCCTGGCTGATCGGCAAGTACCCCGACATCCGCATCGGGATGGTGTCCAACACCGACACCCAGGCCAAGGATTTCAGCCGGGCGATCAAGTACACGATCCAGTCCAACGCCGCGCACCGCCTCGTGTTCCCGGACTCGCTGCCCAGCTCCGAGAAGTGGACCGACAAGGAATGGCTCTGCGCCGGCAGCCGCTGGCTCGGGTCCAAGGACGTGACGATGTTCGCCGTCGGGGTCGGCGGCGCGATCATCAGCAAGCGCTTCGACCTCATCCTGATGGACGACATCCTGGACGAGGAGAACACGCAGACCACCGACCAGCGCGAGAAGGGCGAGACGTGGTTCAAGAAGACCCTCAAGCCCTGCCTGGCTCCTGACGGCGTGGTCGTCGTCATCGGGACACGCTGGGGCGAGGAAGACCTCTACGAGCAGTTCATGAAGCCCTCCTACGAGGGTGGGTTCGGCTGGCGCAGTCACGTCATCTCGGCGCTCACCGAGGACGACAACGGCGTCATCAGCAGCTACTGGCCCGAGTACTGGCCCGTCGAGCGCCTTCTCAAGGAGAAGGAGGAGATGGGCAGCGCGATGTTCTCGTGCGCCTATCAGAACGACATCAGCGGACTGCTCGAGGGGAACATCTTCCACGGGCCGTTCGACCACTTCGACACCCTCCCCGAGGGGCACCAGTACACCCTGCGCATGGGCGTGGACCTGGCTTCCTCCACCAAGGAGCGTGCGGACTTCACCGCGAGGGTCACGTCCGCCGAGGACGTGTGCCCGTCGGGCTGCGCGCTCAAGGGCATGTTCTACGTCCTCTCGGCCTACCGCGACAAGCGCGAGAGCCACCACGCCGAGTTCGTGTACGACGGGTGGATGGCCTACCCGTCGATCAGCCTGGTCCTCGTCGAGAAGGTCCAGTTCCAGTCCACCCTGATCCAGGAGGTCATGGAGGACTACCCCAAGATCCCGATCCAGGGCAAGCCGGCAGACGGTGACAAGACGACCCGGGGACGGGCGGTCGCCGCCAAGTACGAGGCCCACAAGGTCGTCCACCACAGATCCCTGCGCGGCACCGCCTTCGAGGTCGAGCTGCTGTCATTTCCAAAGGGGCACGACGACTACGTCGACGCCCTCGGGTACTCGATGGACATGGGCGGGGACAGCTTCTTCTTCGGAAGCTTGAAGACGAGGGCCGCATGAGCACAGACATGAAGGAACTGGAGTTCCGGGACGGGAAGCGGTTCGTGCCGGCGTATCTCGCGATCCTGATGGGCGAGATCGAGACCTTCCGCTACAGCTATGAGGAAGCCATCGCGGCCGCCAACAAGCAGGCCGAGGAGCGGTTTCTCAACGCCCAGCAGGACAGGATCCTTGCGGCGCACTTCCGGGAGCAGCGTTGACGTGGGCTTGATTGCCGATCTCCTGACTCGTTCGTATCGGACGAGTCCCAAGAACCTGCCGCCGGGCAACGCGACCCTGGTGTTCCAGGAGCGTGGCAAGGTCGGCAAGAGCAGCAGCGCCCTGTTTCGCAACTGGGCCGAGCACTCCGAGTGGGTCAGGGCGGCGATCAACGTCCGCAAGGCCCAGGTCAGCTCGGCGGAGTGGGACATCGTCCCCTTCGACCAGACCAAGCCAGCGAGCGAGGCGACACAGGACCAGCTCCGCGACCTGTTCAACCGCCCCAACCTCGCGGTCGAGAGCTTCCGCTCCTGGGTCGAGCCGATCATCGAGGACATCCTCGTCCTCGACGCCGGCACGATCGAGAAGGAGCGCACGCTCGGGGGCGGGATTGCCTACCTGCACGCGGTGGACGGGGCCAAGGTCAAGGTCAACGCCCTGTGGGACGGCAACCCCGACGAGTACCGGTACTACTGGGTGCCGGCGCCCCAGTACGAGGTCCCCTTCTACAACGCCGACATGGTCTACGTGATGGCCAACCCCAGGACCTACTCGGTCCTGGGTCTTTCTCCGCTCGAGACCCTCAAGAACACCGTCGACGCCGAGGTCAACGGGTCCCAGTACAACCACCGCCAGGTGACCAACGCCGCACCCGACGGGATGCTGGACCTGGGCGAGGGGGCCAGGCCCGAGCAGGTCGACGCGTTCAAGAGCTACTGGCAGTACGAGGTAGCCGGCAAGGGGGCGATGGCCTTCATCGGCGGCACCAAGGGAGCCAAGTTCTTCCCCTTCCGTGGCACCAACCGCGACATGCAGTACCGGGAGTGGCTCGACTACCTGGTGCGCAAGATCTGCGCGGTGTACCTGATCAGCCCCCAGGACCTGGGGCTGACGTTCGACATCAACAGGGCAACGTCAGAGACGCAGATGGAGATGACCGAGGACCGGGGTCTCCGTCCGCTGCTCGCGCTCGTGCAGGACTACTTCACGCGGGAGATCGTCTGGGACGAGTCGTTCGGAGGGAACACGAACAACCTCGCGTTCCGCTTCACGCGGCTGAACATCAAGGAGTCCATGTCCAAGGCCAGCATCAACAAGCTGGCGCTCGCAGGCATGCCTTGGAAGCCAGTCAACGAGGCGCGGATCGACGAGGGTCGTCCTCCGCTCGGCGACCCCAACGACGAGAACAACCCGTACAACAAGCTCATGGCGAACACCCCTCTGGGCGTGGTGACCGTCGACGACGTGCTCACGGCCAAGGAAGTCGCCACCCCGCCGCCCGCGCCGGCAACGGGACAGTCGAAGCAGCCCAGCTCCAGGACGAAGTCCGTGGACGCGCTCCTCGCGGGGATCGCAGGGTCCGAAGGACAGGTCGCCAGGATGCTCGAGGACGACGCCGAGACTCCAGCCTCGTAACCGGATCAGGGCCACAGCTCGAAGGAGCTACCTCCTCATGGCCGCAACTCTCGTTCTCTCCGTGTCCTACGGGGCCGGGCCGACTGTCCAGGACACCGTCACGGGCATCGACCTGATCTCGGCGGACAACGCCACCAACACCCTGGCCAACCGCCAGGCCAACCCGATCACGGTCGGCACCAACTCCTACGAGAAGTGGATCCGGCTCAAGATCACCGCGACCCCCGCGAACTACGTCCAGAGCTTCAAGGTGTGGTTCAACAGCACCGTCGACACGTCGACCACGCTGTACTTCACCGGGGCCTACGTGACGTACCAGCAGGGCACCACGGCGACCTCGACGATCGCCAACGCGGTCGCCACGACCTGGACCAGCAACAACAAGGCCACCTGGGATGTCGCGCAGTACACCGCCGGCCAGACCGGCGCGTACACGAAGTACCTGGTGATGCAGCTCGCGGTCGCCGCGACTGCCGGCCCCGGCAACTGGACCCAGCAGACTGTGAACTATTCCTACGACGAAGCGTGAGGTTGACCTCTCGAGATAGCTTGCGGCACATTCCTTCTGAAGGAGGTGCCGCATGCCTTTCGAGCATGGACCCAACTGGCGCGGTGGTCAGCGAATAGACGACAGCGGTCACGTTCGAGTGTGGGTCGAGGGGCGTAAGCGATACGTCCCTCGGTCCCACCTCGTGTGGCTGGAGCATCACCCGGAGGACACCATTCCTCGGGGTTACGTCATCCATCACCTCGACGGGAACAAGACGAACGACGTGATCGAGAACCTCGAGAAGATCTCGCTCGCGGCGCACGTCGCCCGTCATCGTCGCCCTCCCAACGAGTACATCGCGTACTTGCAGGGCCTGTGTGACGAGGCTGGGATCGAGTACAAGCCCCAGCACGAGGAGTAGTCCTCATCCACGGAGGGAACGTGAAGACGGTTCTGGTCACAGGCGGTAACGGGTTCATCGGTCGCTATGTCACGGAGGAGCTGGTCAAGCGTGGATACCTCGCTTCCTCACTCGACACCCGATACCGCGATGGCGGTCCCGGTGTCACCACCGTCCTCGGCGACATCCGCGACGCCACAGCCGTCACCGAAGCCGTCGCCCACGCCGATGGCGTCATCCACCTGGCTGGGGTTCTCGGTACACAGGAGACGGTCAGGAACCCTCGCCCTGCGGCGGAGACGAACATCCTGGGGGGGCTGAACGTCCTCGAGGCCTGCGCCCAGTACGACGTGCCGCTGGTCAACATCGCCGTCGGCAACTTCTGGATGAACAACACCTACTCGATCACCAAGAGCACGATCGAGCGCTTCGTGGAGATGCACGTCCGCTTCCGGGGCAGCAGGATGACGGTGGTCCGGGCCCTCAACGCCTACGGCCCGCGCCAGACGGCAGCAGCCCCGTTCGGTCCGTCCAAGGTCCGCAAGGTCATGCCCAGCTTCATCTGCCGGGCCCTCTCGCACGAGCCGATCGAGATCTACGGCGACGGGACCCAGATCATGGACATGATCTACGTCAGCGACGTGGCCAGGATCCTCGTCGAGTCGCTCGAGGAGACGGAGCGCTACGGCCCCCTCGGCACCCTCCAGGCCGGAACGGGCCGTGAGACCACCGTCAACGAGATCGCGGCGCTGGTCGCGGACGAGGTCGCACGTCAGGCGAATATCGCCTGCGAGATCCAGCACATCGACATGCGCCCGGGCGAGGACGAGCGATCGATCGTCCTGGGCGACCCGACGACCCTCGGGGCGATCGGGATGGGAGCCAAGGACCTCAAGACCCTCGAGGAGGGTCTCGTGTCGACGGTGAGCTACTTCGCCGCCTACCTCCCGTGAGGGCGCTCGTCACCGGCTCGGCCGGCTTCATCGGGTCCCACCTCATGAGGGCCCTGATCGCCCGTGGCGACGAGGTCTTCCCCACCGACCGCAAGATCGACCGGCTGGACCTCTCGATCAGGACCAACGCCACCATCGCGCTCTCGGGCCCGCGCCCGGATGTGATCTTCCACCTGGCCAGCTCGTGCTCGACGCTGGGCTCGCTGCGCGACCCGTATGCGACGTTCCGGGACACCGTGCTCACCGCCGTCCACGTCCTCGAGTTCGCACGCAAGTCCGAGGTGCCGGTGATCCTCACCAGCTCGGTCAAGGCCCGCGACGGGATGACGGCCTACGGGGCGTCCAAGAGGATGGCCGAGACCTGGGCCCTGGGCTACGTCGAGGACTACGACCTGCCCGTGGTCATCAACCGGCCCGGCACCATCTACGGACCGGGCCAGGACGGGTCGGAGGAGTCGGGCTGGATCGCGTGGTTCCTGCGCGCCAAGCGCGAGGGCAAGCCGGTCGTGGTCAACGGCGACGGGATGCAGATCCGCGACCTGCTCCACGTCAGCGACTACGTGCGCCTGATGCTCCTCCAGGCCGACAACATCGAGACCTACAGCAACC